CGCCCGTTCGATTTACCGCCGTACCACAATACCTGGTTGCTATCGAGGAAGGCGCAAACGGGGTGATCGATAACGTCTACCGCAAGCTTCGGGTCAAGGGTGAATCGATACAGCGCGAGTTCCCAGATGTTCAAATGACGCCAGATCTTGAGGATGCGATCACTCGCCGCCCAAGTGAGGAACTGGATCTATTCGACGCAATTATCTTTGACCAGGAAAGCGGTCGATATCACTATCATGTAATTTGGCCAGCTAAATCCCAGGAGCTTGTCTATCGTGAAATGGAATCCAGCCCGTTCATCGTGGCTCGATACAGCAAAACAGCCGGGGAAGTTTATGGCCGTGGGCCTTTGGTGGACGCAATCGCGGATATCAAGACGCTAAACAAAACCCTCGAGCTAGTGTTGAAGAACGCAAGCTTGGCGATCTCTGGTGTATTCCTCGCTGCGGATGATGGCGTATTGAACCCGCAGAACATCAAGATCCAGCCAGGGGCAATCATTCCTGTCGCTCGGAATGGTGGCCCGGGGGGCGCGTCCCTGGCTCCTCTCCCTAGAGCCGGGGACTTCAACACAAGTCAGATTGTGATCCAGGATCTACGGGTAAACATCAAAAAGATTATGATGGATGATACCTTGCCGCCAGACACAATGTCGGCTCGATCAGCTACAGAAATCGCCCAGCGCCAATCAGAACTGGCAACAAACCTGGGATCTGCGTTCGGTCGCTTAATGACTGAGATTATGAACCCACTAATCGCACGGGTATTGTTTGTCCTGGATCGCCAGGGATTGATCGATCTACCGCTCAAAGTGAATGGTGTTCAGATTAAAGTTACCCCGGTGTCTCCACTAGCCGAAGCGCCCAAGATGGAGGAAGTCAACAAAGTGTTGAACTTCATGCAGATCGCCCAGGCAATGGGTCCGGCGGGTCAAGCGATTATCAACACACAAGAGGCCATTGCGTTTATTGCAGAGAAGATGGGCATCGATCAGCGCGTTCTTAACTCGGCAGAGGAACAGCAAATGATGATGATGCAGATGCAGCAACAGATGATGGCGCAACAGCAACAAGCATTGCCAGGTGATGAGCAAGTCGCGGAGGCAATGCAATGAGTTCAGTCGAAGGGTGGGAAGGTTTAAGTCCAGCGTTCGCTGAACCGCCAAAGGCGGATGAGATCGATCTATTGTATGGTCGGCTCTTTAAATCTGAGGAAGGTCAAAAGGTGTTAAGTCACCTTAGACAGATAACTATCGAACAACCATCCTGGTTCCCAGGCGAGGATGCAAGTCACGGTTATGTCAGAACTGGCATGGCCGAGCTTGTTCGCTTGATCGAGCGCAGGGTAGAAAGGTCAAACAATGTCTGATGAGACACAAGTAGCAGAAGCGCCCCAGGAAGGGCTTGTCAGCTTTCAACAACAAGAAGAAGCGCCAACACAAGAAGAAGCGCCTATTCCGGTCCATGAACCGCAAGAGGATGCGTCCTTTAATGATGTCGATGATGAAATGCCGCTAGAGCGGCCTGATTATTATCCACAGAAATTTTGGGATGAGGATGGACCCGATGTCGAAAAACTTGCAAAAAGCTATGCCGAACTGGAAAAAGCCTTCAAAGCCGGGAAACATAAAGCTCCGGAAGATGGCTACAACATGGAGGATTTGGTTGATCGAGGTCTCGATCTGGAAGATCCGACTGTCCAGGCGTATCAGGAGTGGGCGCAGAAATATGGCATATCTCAACAGGCGTTTGAGGAATTGGCTGGCAACATCCTGGAAATGACCGGGGAGCAAGAGCAAGCCATACAATATGACCAACAACGGGAAATGGAAAAGCTTGGCGCGAAAGCCCAAGAAAAGATCTCTTATCTCGAGCGTCATATCACTAAGGCAGCATTGAACCAGGCAGAGCGTGAAGCCCTGGCGATTGGCCTAAATAATGCCGATAGCATCAATGCAATGGTCAAGTTTATCCAGGGATACACCAATGAGGGCATCCCGACAGAACCCGTTGTTGCCACCCCAGAAATGAATGTTCAGGATCTTCGCCAGGCGATTGCAGACCCCCGATGGACAAGCGATCCAGTGTGGCGCACAAAGATCGAACAACAATGGGCTGCGGCCAACAGCTAGATATTGTTGCAATATGGCAAGCTTGCGTGTATATGTGGTGTAACGGCTAACCGCTGCGCGGCCCGTTAATGTGGTAAACCACTGGTGGGCGCGGCCACTTTCGCGCAAGCAGACTGCCCGAGATACATCGGCCAACAGTAAGCGTTTTAATGGAAACTCTATAGGAGGCTTCTGCTATGGCGCAGAGTATTACTAACGCCTTTGTGACTCTCTTTGATGAAGAAGTTAAACAGGCATATCAGGGCGAAGCCCTACTTCGCGGCACCATGCGTACACGCACAGGTGTCCAAGGCAACACTGTAAAATTCCCGAAAATCGGTAAAGGTGTTGCAACAGTTCGCGTTCCACAAACAGACGTTACACCGTTGAACGTGACTTACTCACAAGTAACAGCAACAATGACAGACTACATTGCGGCTGAATACTCAGATATCTTCCACCAATCACATGTGAACTTTGATGAGCGCCGTGAGTTGGTACAGGTTGTATCTAAATCAATCGCTCGTCGTATGGACCAGCTTTGCATCGATGCATTGGATGCAGCGGCTTCACCGTCCACAGTTGCAACAACTGTTGGTGGCGCTGGCACAAACATGAACATCGAGAAGCTACGCGCGGCTGCAAAAGCGATGAACGACAACAACGTTCCGGCGGAAGGTCGTCACCTGTTGATGCACTCATCACAGCTTGACGCTCTACTAGGTGAAACAGAGATCACATCTTCTGATTTTGCTTCAGTAAAAGCGCTTGTTCGTGGCGAGATCAACTCGTTCATGGGCTTCAACATCATCACAATGGGTGATCGTGACGAAGGTGGTGTTCCAAAACCATCTACACGCACATGTTTCGCATGGCACCAGGACTCAATGGGTTATGCTGAATCAATGTCTCAGAAGTCAGAAGTAAACTACATCCCAGAGAAAACATCGTTCCTAGTAAGTTCAATGTTCTCAGCGGGTGCGGTTGCGATTGACGATGAAGGCATCGTCAAGATCTCATGTACTGAATAATAAGGAGATTGAAACATGGCTTTTGATAAAACAGGTTTTGGTGACGGTGGCCCAGGCAAAAAAGGCAATGCCCCCGTTATATATTCATACCAAACTGCTGATACTATTGCGACAGTGAACACTGAAGGTTATTTCAACGATTTGTCAGATACTCTGGCAGTTGGTGATTTACTTTACATTGTTTCATCTACTGGTGGCACTCGCGTAAGCACACTGACACAGGTTCTTTCGAACACAGGCGGTGTTGTTGACGTAGCAGACGGAACCACACTAGCCGCGACAGACGGTGACTAATACTCCGAGGGGCTGGGCAACTGGCCCCTCACACTTACCTGGAGGACCAAAATGGCAACTGGTGATACTGACGTTTCAATTTGTTCGGATGCTTTAATCCTCTTGGGCGCTTCGCCCATTTCGTCTTTTACAGAGGGAACAGATGCGGCACAGGCATGTGATCGGCTTTATCCAGATTTAAGAAATTCAATTCTTAGCTCATATCATTGGTCTTGGTCTTTAACTAAATCTCAGATATCTAGGCTATCTACCAATCCAACAAATGAATGGCAGTATGCCTATCAACTTCCTGGAGATATGCTTTCCGGTGTTATGGCTGTCTTTGAGACAAGTGGCACAACAGAACGTCCTCGTCGTTATGGCTGGGAAATATATGGCGATCAGCTCTATACCAACATGGAAACTGTTTATATCGATTACCAGCAAGAGGTAAACGAAAGCAGAATGCCTCATTACTTTGTTCGATTGTTGAGAACCGCACTCGCTGCTGAACTGGCGATTGTTATCACTGACCAAGCAGCAAAGTCAGAGTTTTTCCGCAACCAAGCATTTGGAAACCCCGGTGA